AATTTTCTATAAAGCCAAGCATTTTGATCGTTTGTAGGAATCCAACCAATAGTTGTTTTTCGAATATCCGCATTTTCGCCACCTGGCACATCAAAATTCCACCAACCTCTGCATTTTTTAATAAAAGAGAATCGCCCAACGTAACAATATCGTCAAGCATTTCATCATCAAATACTCCTGAATAATAACAATACGTATTTACCGTATGCGTTTGTAATTGCCAAGTATCATTTGCCATATTAACTTCCTTGTATTCTAGAGAAATTTTGGTGTTTCTCAAATTTTATAACACTTCTAAATTTATCAAATAGAAGATCTCCCTTGTGACTAATTACAAATACATTAGTCTCGTCACCTAAAGTATTTATAAGGTTCATCACATAATCTGTACCATTTGCATCTAAAGATGAATCGAAAACCTCATCAAGTAATAGCAAATTTGTGCTAGCGCAATTTTTCATTTTTGCAATTGTTCGCCAAGTAAATAATAGCGCCAAATCAATACGCTGTTTTTCACCTTCACTAAATGATGCGTACGAAAATTCATCTCGATGCCTAGACTTTATTGTCTCATTGAATGTTTCATCCAATTCAAAATGACAAAAGAAATCCATTGCCACTAAATACTTGTTTACTAATTTATTAATGATTGGCAAATATTGTCTAATAATTTTAGTTTTAATTCCGGTATCTTTTAAAAGTATACCCGCAATCTCAAAATAGTGTTTTTCTTCTGTTTGCTTACCTTTTTCTTCAGACAAAAGAATAACATCTTTAGCCAATGCCTTTAATTTAGTTTTTTCCTCATCTATGTTGGTAGTATTGGTAGCACTATCCTGAATCTCTTTTGCTAATTTTTTAATATAGTTTTGTTCGGCAATTAAACTAGAGCTAAATTCAATAATAGATTCATTCAATTCTGCAATCTTAGTTTTAACTACATCTATTTTTTCTAATCGCAAATTAATATCGGTTATTTGGTTTTCTAAATCGTTTATAGCATCAGCAACCTCAGACGATTTATGCTTATGTTCCGTAATCGTTTTATCCTTAAAGTCCTCACTTAAATTTTGATTGCATGTGGGACAATCATCGTGGTTAAGATAGAATGTGATGTCAGAATTTACTTTCTTTGACTTCTCTTTAAGTTTGTCCAGTACTTTAAGTATTTGTTTTTCTTTTTTCTTTGTTTCATCATCATCTAAAATTGTAAGTTTTAATCCATCCACTTGCGATTTTAATGTGTTTATCTCTGTAGTAAAACCGTTAATTGCAATATTTGCAGTCTCAATTAATACTGTAGTATCCTTTGCCCGTTTTTGTATATCATCTTCAAGGGTTTTAATGTAGTCTTGTTGTAATTTAACCTTGCTTTTACCAAACTCTACTTTAGAATCTATATCCAAAATTGAATTTTTTATTTCAGTTTGTTTATTCTTCAATACCGAATTCATTACTGTAAATATTTGAATATCTAAAATATCCTCAATAATTTCTCTTCGATGACCCAACGGCAATTGCATAAAGGGAGTAAAAGATGCACTACCTAAAATTACAATCTGCGTAAATGATTTATAATTTAATTTTAGAATAGTATCTTCTAAATATTTTTGGTAATCTTTCGCTGCGGCATCTTGATTCAATAACACGTTCTGCACATGAATTTCAAAGATACCAGGTTTAATACCCCGAACAATTTTATATTCTTTAGGACCAATATTAAATTCTAACTCTACTAGTAAATTTTTAGCATTGATCGTATTGAGTAATTGAGGCTTATTGATACTACGAAATGGTTTATTAAATAAAACAAAACACAATGCGTCAAGAATGGTGCTTTTACCGGCACCATTTTCACCAACAACTAATGTGGTAGTTGATTTATCTAATCCAACTTCTGTGAATTGTGCTCCTGTTGATAAGAAGTTTTTCCAACGTATAGTCTTAAATTTTATCATGCTTCCTCATAATTTTGAGCTTCTACGTATAACGATTTCATCAAAGTTTTAATACGGTCTTTATCCGCATCTGTTTCTATACTATCAACATAGTTGGATAATAGAGTCATAGTATCTTCTAAGTCAATTGTCTCATCTAAGGCTTCTGCCTCAAACTCCGAGAAGTCTTCGATAATTTTTAATTCAATTGGATTTTGATTGTATATATTTTCAATAAACGTATCAAATTTAATAAAATCTTTTTTATTTACAACTATCAATTTTATTAGTTTACTTGCAAATTTAGTAATATCTATTGTCGACACATCTTCTTTATCGTCATCATAATAATATTTTTCAAATATCGTAAAAGGATTCTCAATAAATTCTAATTCCAAAGTAACAGTATCAAAGATATGAAATCCTCTAGGATCCTCAAAATCATTCCAGAACATTTGGTATGGATTACCCAAATAATGGATATTGCCTCCACTATGCTTATGATGAAAATGCCCAGAACATACTAAATCAAATTTGCTAAATAATTTAGAATCTAAACCGCCATGCGATTCCTGCGTATTTTGACCTTTGTACATTACAAATCCTGCTAACTCTAAATGACCAAAACACACCGTTGCTTTAGTTTTTTTAACTAGCGTCATTGATTCTTCGTAATTATCAGCACACAACCACGGCATCATCAATATAGTACAATCACCGAAGTCTACTTCCGTCGCATCTTTATATGCATTAATATTTGCATATTCGGTTAGTAGTAAATCGGGCGAATTTACATTATTCGTATTCTTAAAGAATGTATCATGATTACCAATAATCATATCCATAGTAATGCCAAGGTACTTTGTTTGATCAAAGAAATACTCCCGGCAAGATTTTAAAGAATTAAAATTGATATATTTCCGACGATCAAAGCAATCACCTAGGTGAATAATATTTTTAATATTACGTTTTTGTAATTCTGGGAAAAATGATTCTTGATAAAATCTTTTAAAATATGCATCAAATGGTTGCGAATCCGACCTTGCCCCAAAGTGTGTATCAGTAATTAACGCTATTTTCATTTACAGGATTTCCTTCTTCATCGACTTCTAACCAGGTATGATCACCTAACCATTTAGCCCGTGTAATATAGTCATAGTGTGCTGGCGCACCCGTAGACCAGTCATTCGGTCCATTGATTATTAAAATCGTTTTTTGTATTTTTTTATCAAATGCTAACCAATAGGTTTGTCCATGATATAATTGAAATGAGTATTCTGCAGCATGTACTCGATCAGTAAAATCTAATCTATGTTTAATTCCATGTGCTTGTTTTTGTAGCACAGTAACTAATTCCATAATTCTATCATACTCTTGTTGCGCATGCAATCTTGCAACATTTAACATCAAATCTTTTTGCTTAGTTACAGGAACAGGTGCAAATTTTACTGCACCTACTGTAACCGGATATTCAGATGTATTATGATTTATAAATGCAATAGTTAAATCGCCTACATACTCATCTTTACTTTGAGCACCCTTTGCGATATTTGTTTTTTTCATTTATGCCATAAATTCATTATCTTCTCGGTGACCGTTTCTGCCAGCCATATTAGAATCTGTTTCCCGGACCTCTACCCGGCAGCACCAGACCCGTTTTGCTTCTTCTGCGCCGCAATTAGGTAAAAAGATAGTGTTAATATATTCATATAGAAAATCAGCAATGCCTTCGCAACCGGTTCGTTCTACTTCTGTAATTTTAGCCAGGCCAATTTTACCTAAGTGCAGTAGTTCGTCTCGCATAGGATCGTCTTCAGCGACAAGTAAAGTATGGTCGAACCACTCTTCTAGACTATCCTTAAGTGGTCTTAGTCCTCCGAAGTCAGTAACCCAATTGCGAGCATCTAACGTATCTGCTTCAAATTCAAAGTGAAAACTCATAGCATAACCATGAATTAAATTGCAATGAGAATCGGCGCGCCATTGCCGGTAAGCAACTGGCCCGATTTGTCTGTATGTTTTTGTAGAAAAGAATTTTTTGTTTGTCATTTTATTTGTCTCCATATTTAAAAGAAGACACGCAGAATATTTTAAGAGGGATGAGCGCCGGAGGCCTCTGGGAAGTACCAGTCATGTAAATCTTTAATAATAGTACGTAAATCTTTTTTTGCTGTCCAACCCGCATCTAAAAATAATTTATTAGAATCTGCAATTAGATATGCAGGGTCACCTATACGCTTATCTGCAATTTCAATAGATAAGTTTTTACCTAAACATTTAGATACTTCTTTGATGATCTCCAGATTAGAGTAACCTCTGATAGATCCTATATTATATATTCCTTGTATATTTTTTTCTATTGCCATTACATGTGCGCTAGCAATATCTGATACGTGAACATAATCTCTAACACAGGTCCCATCTTTAGTATTATAATCATTTCCGTTTAATGTAAATGGGAGATTTTCTAAAATTGCTTCAAACACTCTAGGAAAAATATGTGAAGCGTTTGCCTCCTGCCCATGTATACTGTTCTCAATTGCTCCGCATGCATTAAAATATCTAAAAGAAACATATTGCATACCATATGCGATATTAAAAGAATGCAAAGCCCGGTCAATCATTAACTTAGATTCACCGTAAGGTGAAATAGGATTAGTTGGTTGTTCTTCTGTTATTGGTACATCTGTATTAGGATTCCCATACACAGAGGCGCTGCTACTAAAAATAAATTTGGTATTTGCAGAACGTTTGCGAATATATTTTAGATATTCTAAAGTTTTCTGAATATTGTTTTCATAATATTCTTCGGGGTTTTGTATACTAGGTCCAACTAAACTTGTACCCGCACAATGTATAATTGCACATGGTTGTTTTTCTACTTGCATTAATGATGCATAACCAATAAAATCAGATTGGATAAATTCATCGCAATATATTTCCAAATGCGAAGGTAATGCTCGGCGATCAATACCGATTACATAATACCCTTTGGTAATAAGTTCTATGCAAATAGCGCCACCGATATAACCGGCGGCGCCTGTAACTATAACAGTCTTAGTCATTTAATACTTGGTCTCAGATGTATGATTTCTATAATTAGATTGATTTCTATTCCACTTACCATTATCTAATCCTAACATAATATCGAGGCATCTGTCAATAGTTCCTGAGGTCCAGTTAGCCAATGTGCCAATGCCGTTTCTAGGAGTTTCCAATAAGCACTCTAATTTATTTGTGGCATCTTCTTTAGACCAAGGAATATATAAACATTCGGGATCATTTGCGAATGTTTCAGGAAATGATCTGTAGGCGGGGAACAAACAATTTGTGCCTAATGCGTCTGCTTCTGATGCAGTATTACTTACCCAATCTTGCAAGGCACAATTAAATAATACTTTGGAATCTGCAAGCAATTCATAATACTCATCCTTTTTAAGATTTTCGTATATTTTAAAATTCGGATGCTTCTTAGTTAATTCAACTGCTCGGTCTATATAGGAGTCGTCATTACTACGTAAAGGGCCACCCGACAACACCGCGAATTCAATATCCGATTTAGGCCCAAAATGTTCTATAATATCCATAAAGAATCCCGGCTGCTTTTCCTGATCGAATCTTGCAGAGAACACTACTCGATTTTTACGTTCGTTGAATGGGCGAATATTCTTTACTCGACTACGAACCTCATTTTGATCAAATGCTAATCCTGAGATATTATACATAGGCACTTGCCAACCCGCAATTTTCATATGAGCAACCATCTCCTCATTTGATGCTAATACACCACTAACCCAAGTATTAACCATCTTCTCATAGTGTGCCATCCATCCTTGCATATCCCAGACATGTAAGAAGTCGTCGGGATCAATTGTCTGAGCTAAACACCTAACAAAAACTCTAGGCTGATGTTCCCAACCACATTGATCCATAATGTAAGGTAATACTTCCATACCAGGAGTAAACATATCTTCGAAGAAAATTATGTCATCATACTGAATTTCGCCGGCTTTCATCTTTGCAACAAGTTTTGCCATCTGTGTCAAAGAATAATAACTACGACCATGTGCATCCAATACTTGCCCGGTTACAATTGACTTAGAATTATCCAAAGTATCACCATGGATAATTTCATAATTGATGCCTCTACGTTTAAATGCCGCTTCGTTCCATTGCTGAAGCTGCAAAGTATAACGGCCTTCGTATGGCTCAAGTCCACAGTATATCAATTTACGCATCAGTATTTACTCTCCAAAATATAGTTTACAACCGTTTTCGTTATCTTCAGATACTTCAATAACATAATTTCTATTAGGCCACATAGTATTTAGGCGACCATATAGCTCTCTAGCCATCATTTCGCAAGATTTATAATCTAACTGCAATGTGCCATCAGAATACCATCGTTCCATTATTCGTTTTGCTTGTATAAATTCTACATCTCGATCATCATGGAATACCTGCATCTCAACTCTGAAATGAAATATATGCCGATGTGGTGTACTTAAGAAACTAACATCGAGCCAATCGCCTGTTGCTAATTTAGGATCCGTTGCCGCAGCAGGATATTTGTGGATACCCTCTTTTTGGAATGTTACCCAAATATAACTTGTTTGTTTCATAATTATGTCAGATGTATTAATAATTGAGCTAGCAAAATTCATGCAAATAAGTCCTCAAGAGATGATGGTGCAATAATATTTACCGGAGATGAATCCATAAATTTTCCTACGTGTTTTTCCCAATAGATAAAATCCTCAGATGTTTTGACATCGAATAATGTACTATATTCATTTTCACAATTCTTATCTCTACAGAAACGTAAAAATTCATCTTTAGAATTCATTAAGTTTGAGACATCCATAGTAAAATTATGCACATTTGTTAAAATAAAGGAAAGTCGAGCACGCATAATATCTATAAATTTACCACCCTTTTCTAAATATTCACCGACTGAAATATTCATCAATTTATGATATTCTTCAGGGGAGTAATCTGTACCACATACTGAATTAATTTCGTTAGTAACAGTCCGATAGATATTAGAATATGGTCTACCCATTTTTACAGATGATCCACCATAGTCTCCAGGTGTACCTTTTTTACAATGTGAGAAGTAAAATAATCCGTTATCCAATGACATAGAATGTGTTGTAGAATCATATGATATATCAATATCTTTATAAAGACCAGTTTGGCTAAAAAGTAAATACGGCAATATGCGTTTTAATGCACCTACCCCTAGTACGTGTAGATGAAACGGTTTTTCAAAAGGTACAGCATTTACATAAAATGCTCGCTTTACATCTTCGAGTGGTCCCATACCCAATGCAGCCGATCCCATAGCGACACCGCCAATACGATGATGCAATTCTTTAGGAATTTCATCTAACATATATTCAGTCCACTGCTGATACGTATCTTGCCCTGACCCCTGAATAATAACAAAAGGACGACAATCACTTTTAACAGAATCAAATTTTAAAATTTGATCTTTAACATTCTTACCTGTCTGTCTTGCATATGTCTCAAAATTTTCCATATCAACATATCTACGTTTAGTATCAATTTTTGAGGATACGCCACTTGCAGAAGTAGATTTTACCGGAATCTCATCAAATGCCATTCCAATATCTGCCCATGCTGCCTGATTTTCATATACTTTGTTTCTTGTCTCAGGAGTATTCTGCAATCCACGAGTAACAATCTGCAAACCACCAGAGTCCGCATGAATATTTTTAACTGCTGGTCTATATTTTTGCAATTTCTTACCAAAGTTCTTTTCTGTAAATCCATTATACAAAAGAGAAAATTGATGATTATTTTTATTATGAACCGTTTTAAGAATCAAATCATTAATCATTTGCAATGTTTCAGGATCATCGCATTGCTCAGACCCCAACCGAAGGTATGCTGGTCCAGATATAACATATTCTAATTGTCGGCTCATACGAATAAACTTTCTAGTGAATTATCAGATTCTTCTTTTGGAACGAAGTTTTTGTCTTTAGATATATAGGTTTGTGTATCTGTGTATATTATATTAAATTTATGCTTGTTTGTCAATACAGAACGAACATCGTCAATAGACAAAGCTTTCCTATTTAGAGAAGTTATAAAATCTTTATACGTAGATACATCGACTTCATTAATTTTAGCTCTTTCAGAAATTGATTTAATATATTCAAAAGAATTAAAACACCGTTCCCATTCTTCTATACCATTTCTATCTAAAGTTCGTATTGATTCTAGAACTCCTTGTTGATACCAAAGTTCAGAATTCTTAAACTTTGCATATAGGTCAACGATTACCTTAGGTACTACTTTTTTCTGTACTGCAAAATAGTTAGTATTAGGAAAATTTCCTAACCAGGACATTCCCTCAATTGCAACGGTCGGCATGTGCCCTATTGTTTCATAAAATGCTAATCCAAAACTTTCTCGTATCGCAGGATTGTATGCTACTCTCGCAGACGTTAAAAAGTCTACCTTTTCTTGTCCATATATTCCTGATCTTATTTCATATTTAGCATTAATAGCTTGCAATGCAGTTTCAAACTTCTTTGCGCCTGTTGCATTTGTAATTACTTTTGCAGGCAATCCTGTTTGTTGAATCATCTCAATAAATGCTTCTGGATTTTTCCTAGGTTCCCATCGACCGATCCACAATACACCTTCTCTAGGCTTAATGTGCTTTTGTAGTAATGTTTTCTCAGTCATAAGTATTGGCAAATATTTCGCATTTGGTATTTTAGACTTATGTAATTCAGATAAATTTCGCAAAGTCTGAGTACCAATCGTAATACCTTTAACGCCCATTAATGCGTTAAATGTTTCATTAAATGATTCCGTAAATTCATTTTTCCATTCACGATCATCTAAAAATACCATACTTTCATTATGGGTATAATAAATTATTTGTATACTTTTTTGTAGATTCAATGAATAAATTGCGGGGAATGATTCTAATGTATTACATATAATAATGTCATACAAATTTTCATTAAGTGCTTTCATCATGGATTCCCTGAAATTTACCATCTTTTCAAAGTTAAAGGAATCCTCAAACATAAATGTTTTTGTATGGTTTGTATAGCTAATAGGTTCGGCGCAAATAAATCTTGCGCCTTGTTCTTCTAAGTATGTTTTGAACCCTGTATTAGATGCTGGTCTATCTAATATAATATCTACCTTATATCCGAGAGGAGTAAAAGTTTCAATAAAGGATTTTGCGAATTGACCTAATCCGCCGTGAGGAATAGTATGTTGATCACTAAGACAAAATGCTATTCTTTTTTTATACGTATTCATAGTTAATTATTCAACTCAATTTAATATTGTATTACGAATCGCCTAAAATTTTAATTAAATGGTTTGTTTGATATAACGCATCATCTAAAGCATTATGATGAACGCCGACCCTTTCATCTGCAGGAATCCAGTTAAATAAATTCTTAACTGTTCTATAACATCTATCATCCCAACATTTCCAAGGTGGTTCTCTATCGGAATACAAATATGCGTTAGTAAGAATTGTATTATCAAATACTGCACCGTTGCCCCATATAGGTAAACTCTTAGGACCGAACCAACCCTCAAAATTGGTTAATGCTTCGTCCAACGGAATAGTATTTTTAGTTAAAGCTTTTAGTGCTTCTTTATTTTGTTTAGACCACCATTCTACAGTATCCTTCGATATATGTAGACCAACATCTTTACACGTTTTTAAATCAATGGTGCAGTAAAAGGTATCAAGAATCTCTTTACCTTTAAACTTTACTGCACCTATTGAACAAATCGCCGCATGTGATCTTGTAGACATTGTTTCTAGATCAATCATAACATGAACAGTCATTTTTTGCCCATTCTCGCAATACTTAAAAATTCATTTCTTACTGCGGGGTCGGTCTTAAATCCTCCTCCGAGGCGTACGGTAACAGTAGAACTGCCCGTATCTTCAACACCTCTAGATTTAACACAGTAATGCTGAGCATCAATTAATACAGCAACATCGTCAGTATTTAGAATAAAACATAATGCATGAAAAATTTGTTCTGTTAACCGTTCCTGTATTTGAGGGCGCTTACTAAAATATTCTACGATACGATTAATTTTACTTAAACCAAGAACATGATTTTTAGGAACATATGCGATAGTCGCCAACCCATCAATAACTACAAAGTGATGCTCGCAATTACTTTGAACATTTACATTACGCTCAACAACCATTTCGTTATAACGCATTTTATTTTCAACCGTAGTACATTTTGGAAATGCATCATAATCTAATCCCCAAAATATTTCGTTGACATACATTTTTGCGACCCGTTTAGGGGTTTCCATTAGACTATCATCTGATAAGTCCAATCCAAGTGTGTCCATAATATTAATGAAATTCTTTTCAATAATCTCAATTTTTTCTTTACGATCAATTAGTCTAGAAATAGTAGGAGTTTCAACTCCCATTTTAACTAGGTAGGCATGTACTTGTTGACCTAATTCTGAATCTGTTTTAGTTTTGTTGTATGACATTTTAGAATCCTTCCTTACACGGATATGAGTTTTGTAATTTGTCGCCGTTGTGCGACATAGTTATTTATATGCTTCCCACCAAAAATTAATAAATTCTTTTTGATATTTTCGATTAATAGTTCTTGCATAATAATTTGGTATGTGTATCTGATCTATATTATAAACTAACACCGCAGTATCAATATCACAAAAACTATATAGTTCTTTCAATGTTATTAGAGTTTTGCCGGAGTCGCAAATATCATCTACTAGCAAAATTTTAGATTCGGGTTGTAATACTTGATTACGAATATCCTGCGTCGCCCAATCTCGTGTAGACCAATCTAAATTATATAATGGAATATTTAAAGCATGCGATAAACATACCGCAGGAATAAGTCCTCCACGTTTAATACCTACAACATAATCATACTTTTTATTACGTTGTTTTATTTTTGCCAACAAAGAATATATATCAGCATCATAATCAGAATAGCTATATTCCATTACGTTCCCCATTGATTCTTAAATAAGGGAACTTGTAATCTATCGGAATATCTCCAGCCCAACTTCATTGCCATTTCTGCAACTCGTTTATTGTTCATATAATACACGGTTTCAATACCACCTACCGGCATCAAATAAATATGCCCATAAAATCCGGCTTTGCGATATTCCGCTACTGCTTTTTCTGCTTCAACGACATCTTCTTCTGATGCTACTACAAATTTTAAATACGTATTGCCTATTTTTTGATAGTCACAAACTACATCTGGCTTAATTGCATCTTCCCACTTTTCTCCCGAAACAGATAATTTAGGGGAAACCGAAAAAGTTAATTTATCATAATCTCTACCAAATCGCGTCCATTCTTGAAATAGATAATCAGTAAATTCCTCAGTCAAAGATTGGGTACCGTTTGTTTCAAATGTTAGTTCATCTAAAGATTTCATCAAAGGATGTTCTAATAATTCTTCGTAGGATTTTTGCCAGCCCAATAAAGGTTCACCGCCAGTAATTACCAAATGCTCTTGTTGCCAACCTTTTGCGGGTAACAGGTCTACAATAGATTTTGCGATACTGTCAACTTCAAGGAGAGGAGATAGTCCCTTAAATCTAGGATCCCAACTTGCATAACTATCACACCCAGTACTTACCAAAGGAAGTTCTTGATATGTTTGGAATGATTCAATATTCATATGCGTATATGCAATATCATCTACTTCTGTACTAACTTGACCTTTTGGCATACCAAACCCTGCGCACTTAAAGTTACAACCAAATGTGCGCAAGAAAACAGAAGGAACACCCATGTACCGACCTTCTCCCTGAATACTATAAAATAGTTCTGCTACTTTAATTTTGCTCATATAAGTCTTTATCAATTTAATTATACAGTATATAGTATTTAGGTAAGTAAGTCTATAGTAGGAATATCCATTTCAGCAGACTTCTTTTTTCGAGATTTTGTTTCGGATGGGGTTTCCCGTTTTTCTGGATCAATTGTATCTAATTGTTTCTTTAAAAATTCAATTAATTGTCTACCCGATTCGCTATCATCATTTTGCTGAATAATTGAATCTAAGTCTAAATTTTCAATTATTTTATATTTGGTTGCTTGATGTTTTTTCTCTTTTTGGATTCTACGAATAAACGCAAAGAAAACAATTTGAGTATAATATGCGAAAGGATTAGATGATTTTGTGGGATCAAATTTTCCTGCGGCAGTTAAACAATTTTCTATACCATCTGAAATCATATCATCTCTAAAGGTATAATTAATAAAATTAGATTTATATGAAAGATGAGTTGCAATTTTAATAAAACATTCACCTATATAATCCGGAACCTGTGGGATTTCTTGGCCTGCTTCCTTCGCTGCATCTACGGCAGTTTTGTATATTAGTAGTTCTGCTAAGAATTTTTTATTATCCACATAATGAGCAGGATCCATTTTAGATTTAGTGGAGGGTTCTCGTACCTCTTCTACTTCTTGTAGTACCGGTGTCGTCTCGTCCATCGTAGTCATTTTCGTCGTCATGTGTTTCTCCCAAGGTTTCCAGGAATTCTTCTATTTCCTGAAGCTCATCTTCATTATCAAAATCTTCTGATAACCCATCTTCTATTTCATCTTCTAATGCTCGCTGTTCTAAATATGAAAAGTAATTCGATTTTAGCGATTCCTTAATATCTATAGCTGTAATAATCTGATCTGTAGAAATGTCATATACATTGCCATTTGCAAAACTAAACCAAGGTATAAGTATATACGTCTCTACCAAATTTTTACCTTTCGGAGTTCTAAGTACATTTAAAACTACCGGATTAGATATGCTTATCATACCTTTTTCTGTAAAATTTTTACAATTGTCCTCAGTCCCACAAATAATATTCTCTCCAGATGAAAGCTTCAATAGTTTATAGTATGTTATATCTTCCATTAGATTGACACCTTAATTAATTTGTAATTGAAATGTTCATCATTATAAATTTTAATACGTTCTATCATATGTAGTAAAGTATAGTTCTTTTTAGATTTCCAAGTAAGATCATCTCCGATATCATATAGAGTACAACTATCTTTATTATCACTTGTTCTAAGGCCTCTGCCAATTGATTGTAGATTACGTATACGAGACTTAGAAGGTGACGCAAAAATAATATTATGCAGATTTCGAATGTTTATCCCAGTTGAAAAAGTTCCATATGATGCTACAATTATAGCATCCTTTTCGTTTTCTGTCAATCCTCGTATTTGCTCACGTTGCTCTGTATCTGTTCCCCCATAAACAAAAAATACTTTTCGATTTGGTTCTTTTTGTTGAATCATTTCGTGTAGACTTTTTCCATGTTTTTCAACGTACTGAAAAAGTACCAACGTATTGTTAGTTTGTTTTAGAGCAAGATTACGAATAAATCTGTTTCTAGGTTCATATTGTACAAGGAAATCCATTTCCTCCTGATAAGAATTCCCTTTTAATGATTTTCTTATTTCATCTGGATATTCAAGTATAATATTAAATATTTTTAAATCTGCAAGAGTTTTATCTGTTATTAATTGCTTAGTAGATGTAACCTTTAATACTGGGCCAAATATACCTTCAAGCACTAATCGATGAGTTTTAAGACCATCTAAAGTACCAGTAGTTCCAATTCTAAAAGGTGAGCTGTCGCATTTATTTAGAATAGTAGTTAACGATTTTGCCTTAAATTGATGAGCTTCATCCCCGTATATTGTTTTAAAATCACTAAAAAAAGATTTAGGTAATTTATAAAGAGATTGCCATGTGCTAATTATAACATCATATTCATTAGATTTTTCGTGCCCACCGTAGATACGATGACAATGTTCAGATGCCTTCCACCCATTTATAGACGAGTAATCTTGAAAGTCGGTGTACATTTGTTCTACTAAAGACGTAGTTGGTACTAGAATAAGCTGACGTCGATTAAATTTTTCATGCCATCGTAATAAACAATATATTATAAGAGATTTACCTGAACCTGTAGGTGATAGTAACAAACGTCTACTATCAACAATCGCTGCATATACTGCATCTATTTGGTATTCTCGAATATTAATCGGTTGACCTTTAGATGCTAATTGTAAACTAAGACAAAATTCTTTTACCTGTTCATATGTTACTGGATCTTTAAAATTCGGAACAATTGCATCTTGTACTGTGTATTCCCGTTCTTTAGCAAATGCAGTTACATAATCTTTTAACCCTGTATACAATTCTTTCGTAAACATTGAAAATAATCTAACCTTGCCATCCCACATACGAGATTTATATAATGGATGAAACTTTGCACCAGGAACATCGAAACAAAAATGGTCACTAAGTTCCTGGGCAATTGAAGGTTCACATAATACTTTTATGTAGACTTCATCCTTTTTAATCAATGTTATATCCGCAGCCATTACATCATTCCACTTGTAAATTTATTCCACTCGATACAATTCTTTATATCCCATGTTCTACTATTTAAAGATCGAATAATTTGTTCAAGCTGATATAAAACAGTTTTAAAATATTCCACTTTATCCTCAAGAGTTATTAAGTCTTTATCACAGGACAAAAATTCATCCATTTCATTTTTTAGCGGTTTATTTCCTTGCCATTGATCCCATTCATATTCGGCAAGTTCGGCGCTTGTTAATTCGCCTCGATAATACCTATATTTTAATCGTCTGGTATTATAATAATCAGATTCCGCTTTGCGAAGATTTAGTTTGCTAGATGTTAGATAATTCAAATACTTGGCGTGAAGGTTTGGGGTTCTGGCAGATTCACGACCAAGATTCAATTCATCAATCTTACAATCCTCCGCCCAGGATTCTTGAAGATCGGATAATTTCATAAATTACCCTACTTGAATAATTTGAGAAGGGTTACCTTGGAAATTAAACGAACCATAATGGTTCAAAGAGATTGACGGGTCAAGCCAAATTTCACCGCCGATGTCTTGCCATCTACGACTAAACGTATAATCTTCAGATAGATATCGTTTATCCTTTGGATCAATCATTGTATCGAAGAATGCGTAAAAATGAGGATTTAATTCCGGCGGTGTATTCAAATCATTGTTATATTTTAGATCTGGATATGCCTCAATCATTTTATCAATAACTTCTCGCTTAATCATCATAAACCCGGTTGCACCATCATGTAAACGAATTAATCCGTTTTCAATTGCAATTTGTTTTTGTTCGCGGTTAATAAATTTAAAGTTAATTGCATAATCACTACCAAACGATGCAATCTGTTTATCGTCATACGTAGTATCATTTTGCCGAACGCTTTCACGAATACGCTGCCAATTAACACCCTTTTTAGGATATGCGCCGACGGCAACATCCTTATTATGGGCAATAAGTTTAATAACATCCTCAACTTGGAATTCGATATCTGCATCAATAAACATTAGACGAGTAAAATCGCTTTGTAGGAAATATGCCACCAAAACATTTCTAGCTCTAGTAACCAACGATTCATTCGCAATAGTTCCAAACGCAATAGGAATTTGATGTTGATTACAGAAAGTTAGTAATCGAATAGTTGATCTAAAATATGCTTCGGTTAATTGCCCACCATAACAGGGAGTGGCAATGAAAATACGTTCTTTACGAAGGTCGTCTAGTTTTACTTCTAGCTTTTTTTCGTTGGGATTGTTTGCTGCCTCTTGATTGCCGCCTGCCTTTGGCAATTTAGGAATTGAAGGCAGGGGCATAGGTTTTACTTTTGTATTCATAATAACTCCAAATTAAAAAAATTATAAAGGTTCTACTTCGAAAATAGTATATTTAAATGTAGCAATTGCAGTAAAATACTCTACGGTCTGAGAAGTAATATCAAAATCCAAAGCCTGTAATGATATAGGGAACAGGTTTTTAAATATTATATTTACTTTAGGCGAGTTTGTCGAGTCGAGAATAGTCAACGTACCATCCGAGTATGCCAAAATTTCCTCAGTTCCATCCTTCTTTGTGACAAATGGAAATCTACTTACTTTATTATCCGAAAATGTTTTGAATTGTGAATAATCTTTAGGGAATCCCAAACCAATTATCCAACGATACAATTCAAGATAGTTTCTCATATCTTCAGCAACAATAAATCTGATTGTAAACTCACCGAAGTTTATTTTATCTCCGACCGTCGGCAAATCCACAAAAGGAGTACTTTGAATAGCATATCCTAATTGTAAATCTGGAAGATTTGCTGATTGGCAAGTAAATGAGACTTTAGGTAAATCTTTTAAACTGAATCTAAACGCATTTGGTCGTAAATAATCATATGTGGTTGTTTGTGATTCCGATATAGCATTTTGAATAACGTCTATGTTTGCAGTGTATGCCATTGTACTCCTTTCTTCATCTTATTATTTATAGCCGATACAAAGGTTAAAAAAGGGGGAAGTTTCCTTCCCCCTTTAAATTCCGATCTTACTGTCGGCTACTTCAATTACATTAGGTTCGCAACCTTGGTACGACGATAATACTGATTGCGATTTGCTGTGAAGCTATCGCCATCCGAATCCGACAAGCTATCCGACGAAGTTACATATGGGTTAGCAATTAGGCCATAACGTGTCTTAAAGCCGATTTTTGGCTGGAAGCTGTTAGGATCAATTGCACGAACCATTTGTAACGGAACGTATGGGCAATAGAACATACCTGCATCGTAAGGACTTGTACCTTTGTAACCAACTACATAGAACTGGTTAGTAGCACCCAAATTCGACGAATACGGGTCAATATAAACTCTATAACGTCCGTTTAAAACGCCTGCGAATGTATTGCCTGTATCATCAACATTTAGATTTGTGCTTAATGCTGGAGCATAATCTAATACGCCTGACATAGCTAGTGCACTTGCAACGTCTGCTGAGCAAACGATGAAGTTACCTTTTCCTCTACGAGTGTCTTGTGCAATGTGGTTAGCATCACGTTCGATATTAAATAACAAGCCTTTAAAGCGCTCTACAGACCAACGTCCGTTTGAATCAATATCTAAGTCAAATGTACCTGCTGTTGCTGTTGAAGGCGAACCTGCTTTAGCAACTTTGTAGATTGTACGAACAACTTCGCGATTAATCTCAAACATAAATTCTTGCGAAAGAATGTTCGATAATTCTGCTTCAGCGTCAAGACCATGAATTGCTTTTAAGTCTTGTGCCAATTCAACGGTGTATTCTGCTTTCAATGCACGTGATTTAGCAGTAACTGTTGTCTTGTCAATCGAGAAAGACATTTCTGCGTAATCACTCTTAGCTTCCATCGACCCCGTTGGAATCGCATTACCTGTATTGTAAGCACCGAATACAGGATTGTTACCTGTACCATCAGTAAAGCCGCCAGAGAATCCAGTATTGGCTTCATTGAATAATGCTTCTTTACGGGTCGTAGTGTTATTACGCTCCGAACCATACATCGAACGCATTGCGAAGATTAGGCCAGTAGGACCTGTCATTGGTTGTACACCGCAAATGTCATAAGCCATTAGATTAGGCATTGCGCGACGGACTAGGCCAATTAGAATTGGGTCATACTTTTGAATACCATCAGTTGCGCTGATGTTATTCGAAGGTGTTTCGAAAAGCGCTTGACGCTCTTCACGTAAAGATTTTTCTTGATTCTCTAATAATACTGCAGTAACAGCACGCTTATACGAATCTTTAATTTGGGGTAGATCAGGATGATCTAAAATTGCGCCCCACTTTTGTTGATAATTCTCGGATAAAAACATGTAATTCTCCTTTATTTACAACTTATGTAATTTATAAGTTATACTCGTTTAATTGTTCTTGATAAGGCTTTAGCATACGAAGATACGACATCATTAGAAGCGAAGCTTTCTTCAATACTAGTTTCTTCTACAAGGGGTTGTGTTTGGGAAATTGTGAAAGACTCTTTTCCAGATGTTACTGGGAAATAATTTTCCTTAATTACCGCAACCTTTTCTCTGTAAATTTCTTCATTCTCAAAATTTACACCGTCTAAAAGTTTCGTTAATTTATTAACTTGGGTGTCAGCTAAATCATCAGTCATTTCACTGATAATTAAATGTTTCTTTAAAGACGACACTTCAGTATGTAAACCAACATTTTGTTCTAGTTGACGATCTAGACTTTCTTCTAAATCTGTTACCTTACTTTGTAATTCACCTATTACATCATATTTTTCCTCAGGCACTTCAATATAATGTTCTTTGAAGAGCGCCTTAAGTCCCGACATAAAATCTTCGGCTATTTCAGTACGCAACCCATTATCGATTGCTAGTTTGTTTTCTTCCATATAGTTTTCAACTACATAGTTTAGATAAGCATCGACCTTTTCAACAATGCTTTCTGTATATTCTTCAAACTCTGCAGAATATTTTTCTTCTAATGCTTCGCAAACTCTTTCCATTTCATCGTTGACTTTAGCAATGACTGCTGCTTCAAAAATGGATGTTGCTTTTTCTCTAAATTCTTCGGATAAGTCTTCGCCGAAAATAGATGCCATATCAATATTTAATTCTTGATCTGCTTCTGACAATTCGTCCATATTTTCGTCGTCCCCTGTCTCAACCCCTTCCGCACGCCTAAAGACAATTTTACCTGCTTTATCTGTAGATGTTTCATTGCCTCTAGCGGTATCTTTAAATTGTAAACGACCTTGATCGTCAACCGAAGATTTAACTTCTACGTTTTTATCTTTCTTGTAGACTAAGCGGCCTTTGTCGTCTACGGATGTCTGAATGTCCTTATATCGGTCATTTATTGTGCTATCCGTATCTGCCTCAGAAACAACTTCTTCTTCCTCACGAATACCGGTATTCATAGGAATGGCTGGCCAACTAGCACCTAGGTTCGGTGTACCTTGAACCGTAGTAAAGTTAGGGGCTACTCCAACTGAACCTTTCATCGCAATAGTATTTTTAGAAATACCTTTTGCAGTAATGGCGCCTTGATTTGCTTCATTTTCTCCGCGATCTTCATGGGATGCTTCTTCTGAACTACCTTGTTTAGGAGAAGATGAATCTCCTCCATTGGCAGGTTTGATCGAGGAATCCTTTGTTACATTGGACGAACTTCCGGCAGCTTCATCTAAAGAAGCTTTGACCTTTACATTCTCCAACAATTCCTTAATTTTGCTTTCTACTGACATTAGAGTCTCCTAATTGTATGAATATACTCAAGCATTATTTATAATTCTAGTTATCTAGACACTCGGGATAAGAATTGTTCGAAAATTCTTAATTTGGTTTCTTCCAGATTTTTACCAGAAGTTTTTCTTATTTCCTTTTGTGCATTTTCTATATGCACAGCTTTCCAGATACCGCTTTCTAATATCCATTCCGCAGATTCCATAATACCTTGAACAAAGGCATCTGGGGCAGATGGATCAGCTACAATGTCTACTGTCGCAAGATGAAAATCATCCTGCACTTCATTGACGCCTTCAGAATTCATTTTTAGAGATCCAAGACCTCTAGTTGATACACCTAATTGAACTTCGTTTTCAATTAAATTTCTTGCAATAATACCCATTGGAGTTTCTAGTATTTTTGCTTTACCATACACATCGCTACCATTCATTTCTAATTTTGTAATTAAATGAGAAACTTGGTGCAAATTAATCGATGGGTTATCCGGATGACCTAATTCGCCCAAAGATCTTTTTTGTTCAATTAGCTCTTTATATTTTTGAACTTCGCGCTCCATAATAGGTTTGCCATAAGTTCTATTATTTTTATTTTTTCTATTTGCTTGAGCAAATACGCCTTCGATATAAATGGTTTTGCCGCCACCTTGTTTTTCTTCGGTGAGGTACTTTAAATCTTGAGCAACTTCTTTAATTAGTCTCATATCTATTTACCTAGGTACTATTTGTTGATTTGGTTCAATAAATCCGCTAGCTTTTGTAATTGACAAATACAATAAAGAATTTGCCGGCATTGCGATAGAAATATTTGCAGAATTTGCAACTGTATCAGAAATACCAAACATTTGCGTCAATGTCCAATTATCATTACCAGACAAATATTGCGTAACATTCCCATTTCGCGTAATTACGATTGGTGTTACCCCGGGAGTAGACCACACCATACCGGTAATATTCATGGCCACATTGCCATTGTCTAAAGTTTCATCCGCCAACTTAAGATCAAAAGTTGTTATATTTGCTTGACCATCTCCAATAAGTTTTACCGAAGCTTGTTGTCTAACTTTCTTAAGTACTGTTTTTGTGACTGCCATTATTGCCTCTTATTTCTTAGCTGTTTTTGCAGCATCTTTAAACGCTTGAGCGGTTGGCGCACCTTCAGTACCGGGTTTGCGCATTTTTTCATTACTGCCCGCAGCAATACGTTTACGTTTAGCCTGTATATTTGCATAAAGGCCGGGCTTAGCAGCTTCATTTTTCATAGCATCAATTTCTGCTTGTTTCTGGGCAGCATACTTTTTATAATAGCTAGGATCAGGTAAACCGCTTTGTTTTCTATATTTAGCCTGCGCAATTTCTGCTTTAGTTTGCGTAGGATAATTAATTTTGATTTTTATTTTTTTAGCAATCTCATCTAATGCCGTTATACTAGTATCATATTCTTCCGAATGTTCTTTATTAAAATTCGGATTCTTTTTAGCAAAATCTGCAGGTGGTAATACCGCCATTGCTTTACCTGTTTTATCTACAGCCTGCCCCTGATCTAAATCTTCTCTATCTTTTGCAATTTTGTATCGTTTTTCTAATTGCGACTTATGCTCAGGATTACTAATATGTTGTGGATTAGATAACATATCTTTTAATTGTGATGCTTGTGTTTTAGGTGCGTCTAATTCCTCGCCAATTGGTCCACTTGGTTCTCTTAGACGAGACGCAATTTCTCGTTTTGTAAGTTTTGTTGAAGGCTCACCCATTGTAGGTTCTCTTCTGCCCATACGATCTGGGGGAGAAACCGGTTCTCCCATTGTAGGTTCTTTTCTACCTGCACGATCGGGTTTACTAGTTTTCGAAGGTTCGGGAATTACGTCGGTCAATGTGGGATAATCTTGTTTCTTTGTACTAGTATTCCCAGCACGAACCTTTTCCATCTCCGCATCATATCTAGTTTTAAGATCAGGTTTAGCAGGTTCTGTTTTAACTGGCTCAGCTGCAGGTTCTGCATATCTACGATAAACACCTCCAATTGGAACTGTTTTGCCGACATTACTAGTTGTAGTGCTGCCGACTCCGGCTCCGCCGCCGCCCATTTCTGTGCCTCGGTCATCACCAGGTTTACGAAACCCTTTAGGTGGTACCATTTGCTCATCAATTTCAACTTCAACTTCTTCATTGCGCTTAGCAGCATATGATGCACCTAAAGCCATGCGGATTCTTTCCTGTTTGCTTTTACCTGCAAATTTAGGATTGTCACTTTTTACAAAATCATGTATCCACTTGCCAGTAGGATCCGAAGATTTTAATTTTTCTAAAAGAGACTCTTCTCGAATTGAATTAAATTTTTTCATCTTAGTTTATTTTGGTTTCTTAGGAGTAGCAGGCGGAGTAGGAGTTGGCTCTGCCATTTTTTTACCAGCTTCACCGGTAAACACGTCGCCAATTGCTGCAGCTACGTCTAGTATTTTTTTGGTTAACCCGGAACCGCCGGCTGGGCCTCTTCCGCTTGCAACTCCTGGTGCATTGTCATCTGATTCACCTAAACCAGATGCAACTTCTTGTTTTTTATGGTCAAGTGCATCTGTTAGCTTATCTGCGATAGCCGCATCAAAGTCTCGCATAGCATCGGTTTCGCGGTTAGCGATAATATTACTTACCATACTTCTAATTGTGTCTTTTTCCATAATGACTCCTATTGCTGCGGATTTCCGGGTTGTTCTGTATTTATTGGCTGAGGAGCGGGCTCTTGCTCAATCTCAGTTTTCATAATTTGTATTTCTTTATCTGACATACGTAGTACATCTTTCATTACAAATCGTTGACTAAAATATGTACCAACATACGGGGTTATCATATTTAATAAATCAATTTGATTTCTATAATTCTCAGCACTCTTCATTTCATCAAAGTATTGATCTTGCGCATACTTATATTGAATCTTTTCTTTAATACTTTCCCAATCTTTATCTGTCAACACACCCTTTAATAGCAATTGTGTTTTTAAAATATCATTAAATAAAATATTAAACTTTTTACGAAGTCTACCTACAAATTTTGCAAATTTTAATTCATCTCTAGTAATTTCTGTTGCTCTACCAAAAGATATACCAGATTGTGCCTGCATTCTAGATAAAGGAACATTTAATGCTTGATATAATTTAGTTTGAAAGTAATTAATATCTTCAATCTGTCCTAAATTTTCCCCGCCAGGTAATGTAGTAATTTCGGTTCCTCTGCCACCTTCTCTGCGAGGTAACCAAAAATCTTCAAGCAATGACATAAATTTCCTATCATCTCGAATTTCACCTGTGCTAGAATCATATACAATTTTATTTCTGTAGCGAGCCATAATATCTTTTAAATATTGCTCAGCTTTAATTTTAGGTAAATTGCCTACATCAATGTAAAATATTCTACGTTCAGGTGCTCTTGCTAATCTGTAAATTACCAGAGCATCTTCCATCATTTTTAGTTGATTTACTGCCTTGATCGATTTATGTAAATAACCAAGTACAACATTCTTTTCTAAATCCATCATCCCAGAAGGAACAAATGCCACTGCGTCAGGTGAAATTCGAATGCCTTGATTTGCAGTAGTAGAGAATGAATAATTCGGATTATAATTTATTCCCTTTTCGTTATAGATAAAGAATTCTTTTATATCTTTAACTATATCTATACCGGAATTTACATCCTTTTCCTTCTTAATTTCTTTTACTTTACGAATTTTTCTAGGATCGATTTGCATCAATTCTACAATCCCTCGTTTAGGATTTTTCATATCAATAATTTTTTGATAGTATAATCTACCATCAATATACCAACGCCTAAAAATATCATGAGCCTTATTATTAAATTCTAATAGCTCAAGTATTTTATTAAATTCATTTTCAATTGTATCTTTTATATCATCCGGAATATCTAACTTGTCCAAATTGATTTTTACTACAACATCGTCATCCACGGATGCGATTGCTTCGGTTACAATTTCATCTACTGCTGTAGAACAATCCGAATATGCTGCGGCTTCTCTGTATCGTGTAATTAAATCCGACTCAGATTTTGCCGTAGCATCCATATCTAAATAGGTGCCAAAATACCCCCCAGCTTGAATGCCGCTGGATTGTATAGTAGTGGCACCATCATCAGATACCGGTGTCATGAATTCTTGATTTCTTTTATCTATCTTCTCTTCTTCTCGAGCGATAGTGAAACCAAATAGCTTAATTGCCATAATTAAATCACTTTATATAATATTAACCTGCGACTGAACCAAATATATTCAACGAATCTACCAACTGTGAAGCTGGCGTACTGCTAACTTCAAATGTCTGATATTGGAATGCAACTTGGAATGAGGATATTTGGTCATTTGTACCAAAGTCCAAACCAACTGCACTAATATCGGTTGGGAATACACCCAACATTTTATATTGTTTAAGAATAGCACCGTTACGATCTAACTGCGATATAAACATATCTGTTTGATATTGCGCAGGAGTTAACGCTCCGGTTTTTGTTCTTAAATTTTCCATGCCATTCATCCATTGTTCTATAGCAGTCCGAAGTGTAAACCCCGAATCATTAAGTATAGTACAACTGAACGGTGCAAATGTTCTATCACCGGCCATTGTTATTAGTCTGCCCCGATAATAAACCGGAGTGACACCTAATGTTTGACCAGGCAATTCTGCCGCAGTAATTAAAAATGGAGCTTTAGTTACTGCGAGCGCACGACTTGCAACATAGTTAGGAAATGTTAATTGAACTGCAAACTGGTTCGGTCGTGCGCCCCCGTTCGTTAGTTCAGCTTTAAATCTATCTACATTAAATGGTATTGCCATTTCTTCTTACTCCTATTATGCGCCGACTTCTTCGAAGGATACGCCTGTTCTTGTTGCAATAAAATTCAATTGAATAAAATTGATTGCTCGAGCAGGTTTAATGTATATATCAGCAACAAATTCATTGCGATCTATAACTTCTCCAGTATTGTTTGTTTCATCACAAACAACTCTGAAGTCTGTAACGCCTCTACGTCCTTGGACATCTCTTAAGAATGGCTCTACAAGATTTCTAAATTGTGCTCGCGTAAATGCGTCATTAAATTCAAACAACTGAAATTTTGATGCCGTTGCAATTGCTTTTTCAAGAACAATAAACAATCTACGTACATTAATACGATCAAACGCACTTGGTCTTGCTAACAATGTTTTATCACCGAATAACAATGTACCTTGTCCTGGGAATGTTACTACAGGATTTACGCCCTTTTTATATAATGTATCTCTATCTGCTTTAGATGGAGACCAGGCTAATTTAACAACATTCTTAATTACACCTCTGTTATATCCTGCAGGAGAGAACCAAGGATCAGCAATATAATCTGTTCTAGCAGATAATCCTGCAATATCGCCATTCAACGGAACATATCTATATTTATCATTGTAACGATCATATTGATATTTCCATCCCGAATCTAACACCGCAAAAGATGAGGATGTTAAATTGTCTCTATATGTAGTTATTCTTGATGCCTGTCCTGTTGTATTTACCACATCTGAATATGGAGGAGATGCAAATACTACGCAATCTCTTCTGCTTTCTGCAATTGCGATAACCGAATTTACTGCGGTATAAGATGTTGTTGGTCCCATCGGAATCAATCCAACGTCGTACGCCTCATCGTTCGAGAAAATTGCATAACCCGTTAAAATATTTGCAATGCTAACAGTATCTCCAGATACACCCTGTGTTAATGTATTTGTGACATTTGCTGTTAATGATCCGAAGGTCGTATCTTGAGCAACTTGGCCCCAATTGGTTCCACCTAAAGTTGTACTAGGATGATCTAATACCCAAACATATGTTGATCTATCATTAATTACATCTTTATAGTAATTTGATGCTTGATCCGATGTCTTTGCATCTGATGCTTTAGATAAGAACGAATATTTTTCTAATACTGAATTAGGAGTACCGGTAAATGTTCCTCTGACATCAATAACAATTACATGTATTTCATCATTAGATCCACCTTTTGCAGCAACCAACGCAGATGTGCCTGGCGCAGAATCAAACGCTGATGCATATGCCCATCCTGAGTATGTACTAGAGTCAGCTAAAGAAACTTTTATACTGTTCCCCATTGCACCAGGATATCTAGCAGCAAACATACCGTAATTTAAACCACCTGCGCTATAAGCAGAAATATATGTATCTTTGTTTTCAATTAAAGGAGAAACATAATCTACCGTCACCGTAGCATTTGCAACTTCTGTATTTTCAGTGATTGTTACTGTTGGTGTAGCAACATAACCGCTACCCGAATTTGTAATATTTGCACCAACAACTTGAAACCCTATTTGAGCTAATATAACTGCATTACTTGTTAAATATGGCAAATCTTGCGTAGCAGGAACAACCAATACATTTGCAACAGTATATCCATATCCGGCATTTGTAATTGCCACATCAATAATTTCTGCCTCTAACCGCGTATTTGCCGTTGCGTCAGTTCCACCTAAAGTATTATTTCTATTAAGTGTAACATTAGGAGCAAATGCATACCCGCCAGCGCCAGGATTTAATAATGTGATTTTATTAATATACCCATAACCTAAATTAGCAGTTAATACTGCATCAACACCGGTGTTGCCGTCTAATCTATTTACTGTTATAGTTGGCGCAGTTAAATAACCATTGCCGCTGCTAGTAATTGTATAACCCGACACTACGTTTCCTGTTATTACAGGAACAATTGTTGCATGTTGTCCACCAGGTACAAGTGTACCACCAGATACAACAATATTCGCATCCCCGTAATTTGTACCGGCTGTAGATATTTGAATATCTTTTAATTTAAAGTGTACATCTAAATTAGCAGATGCACTAGTAGAACCTTGATTCTGTATTACGACATTGGATAAAGTCGTATAATTATTACCAGAGTTAATTAAATTAATTGCTCCGATTTGACCTGCCCCTAATAAAGCAGTTAATATAGCGCCAGCTCCGTCTCCGTTGACAACTAATGTAGGTGCAACAGAATAACCAAAGCCTGCAGTAGAAATGCCCGTCCCAAAAACATTGCCCGTCGAATACAATATTGGCGTTGCTGTTGCTGTCGTACCACCAAATGGCGATGTAGGTGCACTAATTGTTAGCGTGATGCTATTAACATCAGAAAATCCACGATCACTTGATGTAATATTGATAGCAGAAACAGTACCATTTGGCACCGATACCGCATTTTGCGCTAAAGATTTATCAACAACTCTAGTTATTTGTAAATTGTTTCCATACGATAAGAAATTTGCTGCGGTAAAGAAGTATCCTGCAGTTGTATCATTTGGGACACCAAATTGTTCTACAAGTTTTCCTTCAGAATCTACAGTTACTACTTGCTCAACAGGTCCCCATTGAAATGCGCCCGAAAATGCTCCCGCAGTAGTTGCAACCGAGGGAACAACAGTTGTTCTATCTTCTTCGGTAACTACAACGCCAGGTGAAAGCTGAAATGCCATCTTCTTCTCCTTGATAATTTTATAGATATCTCTCTATAATTTGATTTCTATTTATTTATAATTACCAACAATTAGACTTTTTCCAACCAATTTAGCACAACTTTATTCATATCTTTACCATTACTATTCGAAAACCAAAGATCTCCATTCACATCTTCTTCCGGCACCGATCGTTCAGTAGGGCCCTCATCTATAAATCCAAACGGAGTAAGGTTTTCTTCAATTTGTTTGAATTGCTCTTCGTACAATACTTTTCGCAGATTTGTATCTGTTAAATCTTTAAAGAAAGATTCATTTGACGCCCAAGCAAAAAGTACCAACGTCATTACAAGATCATCATGATAACCTTCATCCGCTTTGTAAAATCCACGTATTTCAATAAAGGTTGAAATTTCTCCAATAATATCTGTATCATGTATCAAAAGTTTGTTACTTTCAACCATACTTTTGAAAGCGGTGCAGCCTAGTCTTTTTACTAATTTTGTAGTTCGTACTCCAAGTGTAGCTCCAGAACTAAATCCACCGGATAAATATTGTCCAGATTTAGAATTACTTCCTACAAAGAATACGTTTTCATATTCAAGATCAGTATACAGTGAGTCGGCGACTTGTTGCCCGTTATCGTTTATCTCAATTAAACAATATGCCTTATGGTAATCTTTAGCAACCTTATGTATAATGTTAGGATATAATAGCGGACTAATCTTATTGCTTCTATATTTTGCCACCACTGTATAGGGGTATGCTGTTATATCCATAACCGTAAAGGCGCAATGGTCTCCTCCGACGCCTCTAGAAGTATCCGCCACAAGCATATAGACGTGATCTTCTTCCGGCTCTACAATTATATCTAAACCATCTTTACTATATACGTACGGCTTAGATGACATCCTGCCTATTGTATCCGGATTAACTAATGTGTTCGATGAACCTAAGAAATTACATAATACTTCTTGGTTAAACTTAAGCTCACCTAGAATAGCCCTTTGTTCATCTGCCCATTTTTTATCTCTACCAGGAATTTCGCTATAGTGAATAAACATTGGAACAAATCCATTGAGGCCTTGTTCTGCTTCATTCCAAAATTTCCAAAAATGGTTATAACCTAATGGAGTGGAAGTTAGAAGAATTTTTGTTGTTTCACCTGCAGATACAACTGGATATACAGAAGTGAAAAAATCCTCAGCTACATTATTGGGAATAATTGCCGCTTCATCAATATATAACCAATTAACAGATTTTCCTCGAATACCCGAAGAACTTGTAGCAGCGGTAAAAATTCTAGATCCATTTTCTAATTCAATATCGCCTTTGTTGAATGTCTTAACACCTTGTTGCATCCAGATAGGTAAACATTCATACATCAATTCATACCGATATAATACTTCTCTTGCTGCGCTAGATTTATTTGCTAGAATAGCAACCGTTTTATTAGACTGAAATAAAGTATACCATAGAATACATGCAGCAGAAGTAATTGTTTTACCCTGTTGTCTACCTTCCATTAATATAACTTTGCGATTATTAAGAATAAGATCAACTTTTCTTTTTTGGCATTCATACAAAGTAAAGGGAATTAATCCTTTATCTAAAGAAACAATTTTGCAATATGTTTCAATAAAATATATAGGATTTTGAATGCACTTCATTAATTCCGATACTTGTTCGGAAGTGTATGATATGGTGGTACCAACTTGTTTTAAATTTGGATTACCATTATAAGAAATTTTCTTACTGGTCGATGCTGATACTATCATTTTTATTGCCCAATAATTTCATAAGTTCAGCAGTTGAACCTGCAAATACTACATTATTCTGAGTACCGATGTGCCCATGTCCTGCTGGTTTATCTTTGTCTAATTCTTTAACTTGTTTTTGCAATGCAAGCAAATCCTTAGATACATCGGATAATGTTTTAATAAATTGCCCGGCAACTTCATAATGTCTAGGAGTTTCAGAATTTTTAGAAAGTTCTATAAGATTTTCTAAAGTGTCTCCGCCCTGTATAATAAGAGTACGAAGAGTATTTCTTGCTAATTGATAATCTTCTTCTTGATCTGTTTCCTTATTAGAATTTAAATTTGACGCAACAGGTGCCGTAGTAAGAGCATTGGTCTGTTCCATAACTGGATCTATATCAAACAAATCGTGCAAATTCTCTAAATTTTTCATTTAAAAATCTTCAAAACTTTCTACATAACCATAAGTGTCATTTACATTTGCAGTGGGGGAATCTGGTTCTACTGTAATCTTTTGTTGTTGGTTCGTCAAATCTGGAGAATTAAAGGTATTGGCAATAACCTTTTTAATTACCCCTTGTTTATTAATAGGACCATAAAAATTAAGTTTAACCGTGAACCCAAGTGTCCACATCACAGATCGTCTGGTTACAAAATCACCTTCGTAATCATCTTCAAATCCAATTGTATTTAATAAGATAGGAAGGTCATTTTGTATATTTAATTCTGGGATTGCCTTTAAAGTTAAATTGTAGTCCGGATTAAAGTAAGGCAATATTTGTTCAATTATTTGCAAACCATCATCTTGATTCCTTGCATAGATATAAAGCAGCATAGATAGATTATACGGAGTAGGAGCATATTGTGTACTTGCTGTAGTACTTGAATCTAATGCTCTTGTCTGTTGTATCGGGCTAACTTTTCGGTTAGGATCATAATCTAAAGATACTAACTCAAACCCCATTCTAGGCAAAATAACCTGAAATTGATTTGTTTCAATAGTTGGTTGTTGATTTATTCTAGCTAAAAATTTCTGTTTAGGAGAATACGATAACGGTACCCGTTGTACATTTATAGTATTACCGTTACCATCTTTTCGTTCAATGGTTATACTATTGAACATATTACCAAAAGCAACAATAGCTTTTCTAACTGTTCCCCAATAAAATCTTTGATCTAACATTTAAGGATCTCCAAACGGATTTCGTTCAGAAAAATCCAAAACTGCATTTTTTTCTGCTCGTATTTTTTCATTATCTGCACCAACCGTTGGCTTATTCGAAGTATAATCCTCTAATACCATTGGAGTTAATTCAGAAGTTTCTAATAATATACTATCTCCGCTTTCGGAAATTATTTCAAAGTTATCTATACCCAAATCATAACCAGATGCCAATTGATCTATTTCAGCAACACCGGTGTTAAATCTTTCATTAGAATATTGCATCAATTCCCCATATAGGGTGTAAACATATAATTTGCCTACCTGATAAAATGGTACGGCATGTTCGACTTTTCGTATCTCAAAAAAACCTTTTGTCAACGGAAAATAAATTACGTCACCTTCTGCCGGTCTAGTTAATATAGAATTACCTGTGCTACCAATTACATCTGACCAACGTTTTCTTGCGACAACAAATGTAGCCGAATCTCTAATCTCAACACCAAATTTCGTTAATAATTCGCTATCACCTTCGAACCCATTATTAGATTGTAAATACATCTCAATTGGGTAAGCGTGATCAAAAGTATTAGTTGGGTCTTCAGTTAGAACATTATCATAGTTACTAGGAGTACGTGGTATATAATAGACTTCGAATCCATAAATTTTCATCGATTCAATAATTAAATCTTCATAGATATTCTGCTCAGAGGCACGACCTATGTTCTTACCAGATTGAAAATAATGGTTAACTGTTGCCATTTTTAGTATTGACTTTCTATTGACAAGGTGTTATCATCTCTATGTACCCTATTAATAAACACTACATTATTATATTCCATTATTAATTAGCCTGTAAAAAAGTCTACAGGTAGCTGAAAACTGGATTGTATATCATCTTCAATTTGTTTGATCTCTACCATAGCTTCATTATAAATCGTTTCACCGTTAAGCGTTACTCCGCCAGGTAATTGCATACCGGAAAACTTCTTAAGATTATCTCCCCATTGCCGTTTAATCAAAGCAGTAGTATACATTTTAAGGAATCTATCATCATACACATCCCGATATGTTTCCGGATCTAATATTCGGTAACAATCAACTAACAGATATTCGCCTACGGCGACATCAGCACTCCAATCCATATCAATAAAAAGTCTATTCATATGACGATTAAATCTGATTGGCTTTTGCCCTACAAGTAATTGGTTAATTAATTCAATTTCTCTTTTCACAGTGTAATAGTAAATCAAATCCGTAGACATTAAACTATACAAATCGTTAATCATAATTTGATATTTTAAGCTAAAAAGATTCAATCCATCTGATTTATTTGTAAATGGAAAAATTTCCTGCACGCCCACAACCGTATCGGGTACAGTAATATATTGATTAGTTTTATCTTCTTGCGTAATTTGATGTTTTAAATATACCCGTTCTATAGCATCATAATGATATTCACGATAAAATTGGAAGGCATCGTCAATTCTATCTTCCACTTGATCGTCATCTACGTTTATTTCAAGAACAGGTGATCCTAACCTACGTAGGCAATAGTCTCGTAGACCTTCTCTGGATGTTACTTTAGCCATGTGTTACTCCCGGATTAACCGTGACAATTCCTTCTATTATTCTTAATACAATATTACCTGAAGTAGCAAGTACATCATACAAATATCTGCCTGATTTTAAATTTGCAGTAGCAGATGCAACTAAAGATACTTGAACATTGCCGTTTGCAGCATCAATAATAGCTGAGGTAAAAACTATAGAATTTGCAGCAGGATACGATCTTCGCATTTCGCTAGAAATAGTATATCCGGATAACGAGATAGGATTTTTACTATTATCTAAATATTCTATATATTCAGTAAATGTAGCGCCCTGATCAATAATTAAATTTTTTGTTGTTGCCATTTTAGTTTACAGTTGGTGCGTATTCGAAACCGTTTTTTATCATTTCTTTTCCAATAATATCTAATAGAACGTCATCAATTTGCTGATATTTGCCTTGTAATGTTATTAACAATTTATCAGTAAGGCGTTCTATAGAACCTCGCATTTCGTAAACTTCTACCGTAACTTTAGTCACATCTTCGAAATAATTTACTGCAACATTAGTTATATTTAAACTCATAGTATTGCTCCTTATCTAAATCTACCATAATAGACTCTATACGCAAGATTTACAATTGCATCACCTTCTACGGTGTTATAACCTTGTCTATCGAAATTATTTTTGCATACAATTTTTAACACGCCCGATTCAACAACTGTTGTTATTATACTAGATCCTAATAATAATCCTGTACTAGGTTGTCGTATTACACGCACAATTGTTGAACCTGTTCCGCTAACTACATATGATCCTGAATCGGAGATTCCGCCGTTAATAGTATAAAATGGCATTAAGAAATAATTTTGATCGGTGATTGTAGAATTATTTATCAATACAAATTCATCAGTTCTATTGACATATGTTGCATTAGGATCAGCGCCCAATACCGTAGGTATAGATAATACGCCTGGGATGTTGTATATTATATGCGGCATTCTTCTATCTAAAGAAAACTTAAGATCGCCGGCACTATTAGTTATACTAAAATTATCTTTTTCTAAAGTAATACCCATTACTGCACTCCAAGGTAAAGTAGATTCGAATTAATATTAAGTGCAGAATTAAAAAAATAATTTTTAATATTATATTTGTATGTTAATGCAGCCCCTTGACCAACCAAAGTTTCTCCTAGTGGCCAAATTATATTCGTATTTGTTAATGTAATTGCCCCTGACCGTTCATCATACAACCCGCCTTCTAATGAATTTTCCGCACTAGCTTCTGTTATTGTTCTACCTTGGGAATATCCTATAGTTATATAATGTATAGTTGCATTATAAGTATCATACCCATATTGACTTCGTATATCCGAATATTTGTTAAGATATGCAATTGGATCAAATGTTATTGTGCGGTCTCCACGTTCATTTGCGTAATGTATTTGCCCTGCAACAGGATCTGCTCCTAATGATAATATTAAATCCGAATAGCTTGCTATATACCTTAATGCATCTGCAGTTGAGATATAAAAAAGATTAATTGGTAATGACCCTGCAGTGTCTCCGGGCAATCCAGGTATAACATTTAAATAACTATTGGGGTTTGCAATAGATGACGTAGATATTATTTCCTCATTCCCATTTAAATTCTGTAGGAATATATTTAAATCTGTTGGGAATATTATATAAGTTCCGTCGGATTGTAATTCTGATCTATATAGTGAATTTTTACTTATTTCTATACCATATCCTAAAGTCGTAGGTTGCTCCACATAATCATATTTTCCTGCAACTTCCTGCCAATTGTAATGTATATACTGATCTAATTTTGTGATAAATCCCGAAAAAGTGTAACCGCCAATGAAGAAATCAAAAAATCCAGTTCTAACAGGGGGCTTATCTATAAGTAAAAGATTAACAAATGAGTTAACATCTAAAACACCATTTACGGAATAATTTTCTATAAACGGACCCTTTGTTGGAATATCTTGTCCTAAATTTTCTCGAGTTTGTATATCTGAATATGTTGTCAATGAAATACCTGTTGCAGTTTCTCTATAAACTCGCAAATCGGCAGATAGTAATGTTTTTGTAAAAGAGTAACTTGCAGAATTATTAAATTGATCTATATTTTTATATAGATAACTTCTTTCTGTACTAAATACATTTCCAAGTGTTACTAAATTTTGTGATGCGTTTAACAGGTATACGTTAGACATATTATATTGTTGGTACGTTAGCAATATTGTTAAACGCTAATATTGTATATCTTTTAGTTACATACGATAAAGGCTCTAATCTAACAAAATAATTTTCTTTAATATAAAATTTTGTACTATCCATCATTAATGTCGCCAATCTAAAAGAATTATTATTCAAATTTTGAACAAAAGTATTTGCGCCTATAATTTCATTTGTATCCGAATCTAATAATATTGCACATGGAACAAATCCAAAATTGTGATTTGCTATTGTGTAGATATTGGTTCCATGATTTGGGAAATTAGGTGCGCTCTTGCCTTTTTTATTATTCTCATCGGTATTTACTTCAATGTTTGAATACGATTGCACAAAATTAGTTTTCCATAAAATATTAAAATACTCAAAACGAGTATCAAAATATATACGATCTAAACTATTCAACGGATTATTCAATGGAGTATTACTACCCGTTTGCCCCGTAGGATTATTAAAGATAGAAACTACCTTTTTGCCTGAAACTGTGCCTGCCCAAAAAACATTAGTCGACATTTTTTAATATTTTATTTCTATAAATTACAGCAATTTTTTGTTTATAACTTAGCGTCAAATCTTGTATAGTAGAAAATCTTCCGGCTAAATGATGCAAAATTTTTCCCTCACCTAAATATATTGCCCCATGATTTGGCATAGAGCTTCCTATCCTCATAATTAATACGTCATGCTTTTGTATATCGGATACTTCTTCGAATGAATAATCCTTTGCATTATCTACATATAAGTTCTCACCTTGAGTCCACCATTCCCAATTTCTTTGTATATTTGTTGGCAAGTAAATATTAAAATTTCTTTTATAATAATCTCTTATCAATGTGTAGCAATCAAATAAACCATGTAAGAATGGTCTATTTTCAAAATTAGCATTCTCAAAATACCGATTAGGTATAAAAATTTCTGAAATATTTTTAGAAGAACCTATTGTAACAATTGGTATTTTTATAAAATTCAATAACTCTCGTTCTTCGAAGGTTAATTTATCTACTTCTGCATTTACTTTTTTTAATAATAATACTACTGATTTATTTGCAGTATCTGTTAAAATTAATTTACCTTCTTGTTGACTAAGAAATAATTTATTTTCTTTTTCTAAAATCTTAAAAAATTCATCAGGAACATTATGACCTAGCATATTAAATTTCTATTCGAATAAACTTACTGTTCAAATCTATAACCATTCTACCGTCGGTTGACCTTAATACACCGGTAGTTACTGTACCTAAATTCTGCGAAATTTCTGATAGATTATTCGCACTAACTGATATACCTGTAAATATATTTGGAGCCAATTGTGCTCGTTGTATTGTACCTGCAACAATTTTTGTGCCATCTATTGTATTTGCTGCTAATTTATTACCGGTAATCGAATTGTCTTGTATCTTTGTAGATGTTACAGAGTTTGTACTTAACTTTGCAGACGTTATTGCAAAATCGGCAATTTCTCTAGTTGTAATAGTATTACTTACTAATTTACTACCAATAATAACATTGGATGCAATTTTACTAGTTATAACCGCGTTTGAAGCCAACTCTACGTTACCTACTTGTCCCGCATTTAATACTATGCCTGTAACTGAACCAGATACTCCAGGTGTATAAAAATTCCACGAAGTTTTAGCCGTATTTAAAATATAGGATGTGCCACCTACAATAATTAGATCGCCGGCATTATAATTTGATATATCGGAAGGTAATGAAGATAATGTTGGTACTCTTGCAATAACCGTATTACCCGTATATGCTGATATTGTACGCCATGCTGAAGTATCAAAAATATATAATCCGGCATTAGTTCCAGTTTTTCTAAATAAATCACCTACATTTGCTGATAATGTTGATGGTAATGTTGCGCCTGCACCTATGCCGCTACTACCGCTAGCACCGGATACATAGCTGGCTAATGTTTGCCAAGCTCCACTTATAAAAATATATGCAACACTACCTACTACTACAGTTCTGCCTGAATAATTTGCCGGATTGCCGACTGCCGGTAATGATACTAATACTTCAATACCTGTAAGAGATGTACCCGCAATTACACTTGATAAAGTTTTCCATGTGCCTGATAAGTACACATATGCTGCGGAATTGCCTGTCTCATAAAATAAAGTACCTTCGGGGGAAGAAATTGGTCTAATTGTACCAATAGTAAACGCAGTAGTTCCTCGGAATCTATCCCACCGCAAATCCGAACCAGCTAATCTACTTATGCTTGGATTTGCTGCCAACCCTGCGCCGTTTCCAATAGGATATCTTGAATATATCCATATATCTCCAGTATAGAAAACAATTCTACCTTCTTCGTTTCCTACTGTCGGTAATGCTGATACAACAGGAACTCCATTAATCGTAACTGTAGTATTGCCTGAGCCGGTATTTACTACTATATTAGCAGCACTTACCCCACCCGTAAAATTCGTTATTTGGGCAGTTACATAATCCTGTGTGGCTAAATTTTGATTATACCAGGTAATTGTTCCATCTTCGTTTATTAAAAGAGATTCTACCCCATTTAATGAAAAGCCAATTTGCCCTGCAGCTTTTCTAAACATACCCGTATCTTTATCCCCCGCCCACGTAAAACCTGGAGAAAGTTTTTGATCGCTTCCGTATGCAAAAATTTGTCCTCCCGAGTATAGAGAATTGAAATTTTCATTTACCTTAATGAAAGCATCACGTAGTATGTCGCCATCTCCTGCATTAGGAGTGGTACCTACATTTACATTTGAAAGGTTTTTGGATACTGGCATATTTTCAACTTAAATTTAAATGGGTTTTAATCTTTTCAAGTTCGGCTTTTAACATATTTATTTCCGTTTCCAACGCACGAACTCGTGTAGCTTGTTTTCTTTTTTCTCGATACTCTTGTACCATTCTTAAATTTGTATTTAAAATGGCACCATTCTCCGGATCTTTAACATAATCCGTATTATTCTCAATTGCTAAAAATTGTTTATTCATTTTATGCAATTAAAGATGTTGCAATTAATTTTCTTATCTTTGGCAAATATACTGGGTTAGCCGCATAGAAAACAACCTTTATTTGATACTGAAAAAAGTCATCATACGTAGGAGTTTGACCTTCTGTGTCTGATAAAGTTTTAGTGGGTGTATATTCAAATCCAGGTTCAAGTAATTTATAAATTTCTTGAGTAAATAGGGTATCGTCTGTACCGGCAAACGATTTAGTTTGTCCTAATGCTAAAGGAACCCGAGTCCATGGTCTTGATGCAATACCGGCGGTATACGACTTGTCGTTTCTAGATATAACTCTCGCAAAAACTTCAATATCAGACCCAACTTTTCTATTAACTTCCATTCTAACTTCTAATCCGGTTGAATCTAAATTTTCTGTTAATGTGACAACTTTACTAATATACCTAGCTAATGCGTCACCATTATTAGAATTTAACTCAGAGTCGGATATGTTTGTAGTATATGGAGTAATATTTGTTCTAAATACTTGCGATTTAATTAGTTGTTTATCTAATATTGGAGATACGTCTTGCGATTTCGTTGTTATTGAAATCTGCAGTTTAATATCACCCGCATCTTTTATACTTTGCCTTCCTGCAATATCTAACGCATCGCCCGCATTTATTACCTTTGCGTCATTTTGGTCTCGATTTACGCTATCGTTAGTTGTTACAATTTTATATTCTGCAAATGCAGTATCGCCTAATGCGATATCTGTAGATAATAAGCGAATTCTATTATAATCAATCTGTTTAATATCTGGGGAAATTAATTCAAATGTAGATGTTCCTGTTTCGAATTTTGCTTTTCTAAGATAAAAAGTTAAATCCTCATTATCATCACCTACCCAATTTCCAGTATTTTGTGCTTTAAATAATCTACCCGCAAACGGATTTTTTACAATTTTACCATCGCCTCGTTTTGCAGATAATATTGTATACTTTGATGATTTTGTTACTACACAAAATGCATATTCGCCAGGTTTTAAATATACTGGAAAATCAAAAGTAAAATTTGTTGCTTGATAATTTTGACCGGGCAATGGTACTGCCGGTATGTTTGTTGGTGCAACAAAAATGGAAGTACCTGAAAAATATTCGGTGGTCGAAGGTGTTCCTCCAGACATAGGACGTAATTCTACTCCTATCGGAAATTTATCATCTATTGCGGAAATAAACAATGCTATACCGGTCAATACAATTCCTAAAGGATACGCACTTTCATCTACAGAGAAAGTCTGCGATAACGGATCTAACCGAGTAGTTGTTATACTAGGATCGCCCGATGACCCAGAATTATCTGCTCTAAATTTTTCAGTTCTTCTTAATGATATAGTACCGCCCTGTTCAGTATCTACAAGGTTAAGCCCATGATTCATTAAAACTGTTTCGGACACATATTTACAATCCGCAACCCCGTTGGGGCTATCGCCAAATGTTATACGTATTTCACCTGCTAAAAATTTATATTGTCCTTCTGTACTAGGAATATAAAGATATCCTACTGCGGTACCTAACTGATCCGTTACAATTGGATCAGCGATTAATGCGCCTGTAGTAACTGGCCCGGTAAAATTTGTAACATTGACGCCATTTACATACGAATAAATTCTAATGTTAGGTGGCATCTCAGATACAGCAAAGGACATAAGTTCTGACCCAGCATATACCGGAACATCTTTTTTCAATGTTTTAGCTGTACTAATAGTACTTGTTGTCGCCATTTTTAAATTCCTATTAAAGAATAATTTATAGATTTGTAACCATTACTTTCAATTTTTACTGCATTAGGATATAGTTTTTCTACATCCTGCGCCATAAACCCTAAATACTTGCCGTGCCCTGCAATGCCTTTAAATTGTTTCTTATATTCAAATTCATATAACCTTAAACCATTCGGCAATTTTTTCTTAAATCTAATATTTTCCTTCATCCGCTCATCTGAAAATAGACTCTTAATACCTTTCCAAATCCATTGGCCGACTTTTACTGCTGCATATGCTAATGCCACTACTGCTACTACTTGAATAAATGGTCCTGCTGCGTATAGTGCAGATGTTATAGACGCCGCACTACTAGCAATTGCCGCAGTTGCTGTTCCTAATATAGGTATACCGGTGGTTGCTGCCGCAAGACTCGACGCACCTGCTGCCAATGAACCCCAAGTCGCTGTGACTAAACCTGAAGTAATCAAACCTATACCTGTAGAAACTCCGGTTAATGTTGCACTAAATGATTGATTAAAAATGCTTGCTAATGCGTCTGCAATTAATGTAGATCCCTGCGATACAGCACCCCATGCAGCTTGACCAAATACTGATTGACCTACCGCTGATACAATTCCTCCACTACCGGTTAATGAGGATGATCCGCTAGCTAACCCATAAATCCAATCAATTGCTCCTGTGGCTGCCCTATATGGCCAAGAAACCATTTTTAGAAACCCGTCTATTGTAGTAAATGTTTCAAGCACCGTATACCCTAACGTTCTTGCAGTTTCCCATACTACTGCAAGAGTAGATTCACTTAACCAGGATGCTCCTTTAAAATATTCATATAAGCCATACAATGCTGCGCCGGT